AGCGGTGTCGCACCAGTTTAAACAACCTTAGTTGATCAAATGCTTTTCTGGAGGTTTGATTATGGGACGTAAATATCGTTTTCCCCGTGGGTATCTGTATCAATCCCGCCGGATTGTCGGGCAGGGTGACGAGGTCACGCCCGAAGAATTTGGCCGTGCGTTGTGTAAAGCGATGGTCCGCGAAAATGCGATTGAAGAGGTTGTGACTGAGGACACCCCGAACGCGACGGATGCCGCGATGGACCTTGCCCGTGAGAATGATCTCAGCCTGTCCGATATTGATGGGACCGGTGACGAAGGGCGTGTGTTGAAGGGTGATGTGGAGGACTATCTTAGCGAGTTAGATAGCGAGTAGGGTCATGGCCGATCTGATTACGCTGGACCGTGTGAAAGATACCCTCGATCTGTCGGTGTCGGATTTTGACGGACAGCTTGGGGAACTGATTACTCAGGTATCCGATGAGATTATTGCGGAGACGGAGAAATCGTTTATCACGGAAACCCGTACGGTTACCCGGGATGGTGGAACGACCTATCTGTTTGTCGATAACACGCCGATTGTCATGATCAATTCGATCACCGATACGGAGGACGACACGGTTGTCGATGTGGAGGACTACGGTTATAACCCTACGCAGGGCGTGATCTTTCAGGCCGATGGCAGTGACTGGGCGGATGGTCAGAGACGGTTCAAGATCGATTATGATGGTGGGTATGGTAATTCGGTTTCGGACCTTCCCGGCGATATAAAACGGGCGGTTATTATGATGGTGGTCGCCCGGTTCAATCATCCGGATGTGAATACGACCCGTGAAGTGCTGGGCGACCATACGTGGTCCGGTGAGAACGGTCGTCCTGAGAAAGCGGATCAGATTATTAGCCGGTATCAGGATGCTCCGTTTTGAGTCGAATAAACCATCTGCTTCGAGATACGGCTTCCCTCCAGCGTTCGTCGGATGATACAGGGGATGGCCGAGGTGGATACAGTGAGGATTTTAGCGAGATTGATACGATCCGTGCCCGGTTGTCCCGAACCCGTCGTGGACGAAATCGAGAACGAGCGGATAAAGATGAGCGATTGGTTGAATATACGGTGTATGTTCCGGCGTCTATGGACCTGCAGAGGGGCGATCGTCTGGTCGGTCTTAGGGTGACACCTCTTGAGGTGATACAGACGTTAGACGTAACGGGAGCAAGTCATCAGGAAGTGGAAGTGGAACACATTCAAGAATCGAATCTATAGGGAGGTCAATTAGATGGCTCAGTTATCAGTGAACCTGATCGATGATGCGGGAGTGGCAATTGATGCGAACACGGTCTCTGCCGAAGCGGGTGGAGACTCGTTTCTGAATCGTTCGAATGGACGGACGTTTCTGCTGGTTGAAAACACGGATGCGTCGAGCCACGATGTGACGTTAACTGCTCAGCAGACAGAGGTTCAAAAAGACGGATTCGGAACGCTTGATATTGGCGATGTGGTGGTGAGTGTTCCAGCCGGTGAAAGCCGTTTGATTGCAGTTCCTCCCGGATCGTTCAATGACTCCGAGGGACTGGTACAGGCGAGTTACTCTGATCAAACCGGAATGAATGTCGGTGCGTTCCGAGTGGCGAATCCCTGATGCCACGTGGGAACGCACGAATTAAGACGATTAACTTTAAGCTCGGTCCGTTCAATCGAAAGCTGGAAAAAGAGGTTGAGCAAAATATGACTCAGGCGGTTCAGTTCGCCGAGGGCAAGATCAAAGAGTCGATCAGTCGGGGAAATAAAGGTGGTGGAAATCCGAGTCGCCCCGGGGAACCGCCGAAGGTTCGAAGTGGCCGGTTGCGGTCCAGTATTACTCATGAAGTGACGAAGGAACTCGGCGGGATTGTCGGTCGGGTCGGAACGAATGTGGTCTATGCGAGATGGCTTGAGTTAGGAACGGAAAATATGGAGCCGAGACCGTTTTTACGTCCCGGTATTCTGAATAACCAACGACGTATTTTCAATATCATATCCGGGGGTCGGGTGGGTCTGTAGTGGAAGCCCTGACGGTGGGATTGTATGACCGGTTAAGTGGAGACTCGACGTTAACGAATATGCTGTCTACATTTAAAACGAACCCGGCTATTTTCACGGGTAATCGAGTGCCGGAAAAAGCGCAGTTTCCGTATGTTCATATTCCGGGGGAACTGGCCGACCCTGCTCTTAACGAGATGGATACAAAAAATAAACAGGGTCGTGTGTTGACCCGGGAAGTGCGGTGCTTTAATTCAAATCCATTTGGCTCGGACGTTGTGGAGTCGATTGCGGATCGTGTTCATGACCTGCTTCATGAACGCCCGGGCGAATTGACAATAAGTGGCTGGCAGGTGGTGATTATACAGGTATCAGGACCGGTCGGATTACCGACGGAAGAGGATGATGCGTCGGGTCGATCATTAAGTGTGGAAGTCCAAATTCAAAAATCGTAGTCGGGAGGTATTACAGTGGCAATTTCAGGTTCTTCAGTACTACTGTTGGCGAATACCGGAACGACGGCTTCTCCGAATTATGTGGAGGTGGCCGAGCAGACGAATTTGTCTGTTGAAACGACGAATAACTTGATTGATGCTTCTCATAAAGGATCGGATCATGAGAAGTTTCTCTACGGAAAACAGGGCGACACGATCTCGCTTGAATCAGCCTTTGTTCCAAGTGATTCGGCTATGAATGCGTTGAGGGATGCCGCGGAAAATAACGTGAAGATTCTCGTGCGTCGTTATCGTGATGGTGTCGAAGTGGAAGAAGCAACCGCGTTAGTCGAATCCGTGAGTGATGAATATCCTGATAACGACCGTGCTACCACGTCGATTGAATTAACACTCAATGAGTCATGGCAGTCAGTCTAATAAACGGTCGAAATGAGGGATCGTAATGACAAACCAGCACACGGAATATGAGTATCTACAGATCGGAAAGCGTCGGTACCAAGTGTTATGGAACTGGAATGCGATCAGCGAGATCGAGACCGAATTGAATCGTCGAGGTCTTGGGAACTGGAGTGAGTTTTCCGAACGTCTGGAAGCGGGCAAAATCGGACCGAATGATTTTCGGATTCTGCTGTGGGGTGGACTGCTTGATCAGCACCCGGATATTACGGTGGCCGAAGCGGGCGAAATTATTGATCGTGCGAACCGTGAAATGACAATGGAAGAGTTAGGCAAGCAGATCGCAACTGCGTTTCAAAACACGTTTCCAGCCGCGGAAAATATGGAACTGGAAACGAACGAGAATGGAGATGGTACAAAAAACAACGAGAGCGTCGAGGCTGGAACTGGGAACGATTGATCTTCCGGGGTTTGAAAATTGGCATTGAAGAAGACGACTTCTGGCAGATGACCCCGAAACGTTTCTTCTGGCACGTGGAAGCATTCCAGTGGCGGATGGGTCAACTCGGAGAATTGATTGCGATGAATACGGCCCATGTTATGAGTTCATTGAGTGGAAAACGGATTCGTCCCAGCCGTATATACCGAGGTTATTCCACGTGGGATGAACGGGAGGAAACGGAGACAGCCGAGACTCGATTTATCGAGGTTGTGGAATTTATGGGTGCAGAAGCAATTGAACCGACCCGAGATATAAGCGGACTGGATGATACATAATGTCGTTTAGTGCGAAAATCGGAGAGGCGTTTGTCGAGGTAAAAGTGAATACCGGTTCGATCAATAAGGCGATGCGTAGCGTCCGTGGAAAAATGAAAGCGATGGGCCAGCGGATGCGTTCCGCGGGGGTCGGATTGACGGCTGGAATTACTGCTCCGCTGGGTGCGTTGAGTGCCGCGGTGGGAAAAATTGGAGGCGATTTTGAGGACGCCCTTACTGAATCGCAGGCGATTATGGGTGATCTCTCGGATCAGCTCAAAAATGAAATGTCGAACGCCGCGAGAGAGGTAGCACGGACCACGGATAAATCTGCGAAGGATGCCGCGGAATCGTTCTTCTTCCTTGCCTCGGCTGGACTGGATGCGAAAGAATCGATCGAAGCCCTTCCTCGAGTGGCCGAATTTGCCACAGCTGGACAGTTCGATATGGCGACGGCCACCGATCTTCTTACTGATGCTCAAAGTGCCCTTGGTCTAACGTCTGAGGATACTGCGAAAAACATGGAAAATATGAATCGCGTTGCCGATAGTCTGGTGAAAGCGAATCAGCTTGCCAATGCTTCTGTGGAACAGTTCTCCGAATCTCTTACCAATAAAGCCGGTGCCCGCCTGAAACAGCTACAAAAACCACTCAGTGAAGGGGTCGCCCTGCTGGCCGCGTTTGCGGATCAGGGGGTGAAGGGTCGGAAAGCAGGGGAGCGGTTAAATATTGTTTTGCGTGATCTTCCGCGAGTCGCGTCCGAGAATAGTGATGCGTTCGATGAATTGGGAATACAGGTTTTTGATAGTCAGGGAAAAATGCGGAATATGGCAGATATTATCGCGGACTTCGAAAATGCTCTCAGTGGAATGTCGGATAAACAAAAGACGGCTGCGTTCGAACAGTTAGGGTTGAATCAGCGAGTGGCCGACGGAATTTCTATGCTGGCCGGATCGAGCCAAGATATAGCAACCTATGAGAAATCGTTAAAAAGTGCGGGTGGTGCAACGGCTGAGGTCGCACAAAATCAGATGCAGTCATTCCAGAAACAATTAGGTCTGATCATTGACGAATTAAAAGATGTCGCAATCAGTTTATTCCAGGCGTTTGTGCCGGTGTTACAAAGTGATGTATTACCGGCGGTGCGTTCGGGGATTGAGGTTATCGGAAACTGGGCGAAAGCGTTATCGGATGCGACCCCGACGACAAGAAAATGGGTCTTAATTATTGGCGGAATTGCGGCTGCAATCGGGCCGGCTTTGATTGCGATCGGTTCATTGGTTAGTTTAGTTTCGGGAGGACTTACGGCAGCACTGGTGGCGGTCACGAATCCGATTAGTCTGGTAGTGGGAGCGATTGCCGGAGTAGGATCGGGGGTTTTGTGGGCGTTCGGAGAATGGGATCAGGTCGTGAAGGCGATGAATAAATTGCTGGAAGGGGATTTTATCGGAGCGTTACAAGCGATTACTCAGGCGTTCGCGAATGTGAACCGTAAAATTGTTGGCTTTGCTCAAGACATATTCCAGGGTGTTCGTAAATGGATGGTCGATAAATTTAATATTGTCTTAAATCGGTTAAAGGGTTGGGCGGGTTCTGTTAGTGATGTGTTCAGTAAACTGAGCTTCGGTTTGGTCGGGGGGTCGATTGTCCCGGATATGGTGCTGGCGATTGGCGACTGGTTTGGACGCATGGGTACGATTATGATCGACGAGACGGAGAAATCTACGGGGCGTATTTCGGAAGCCTTTGAAAATGCGAAGTTCAGTATTAATCGAACGCTTGGCGATATGCTTGAGGGAACGAAGGGGGTTATGGAGGGGATGGCCGATATTGTCGGAACGGTGATGGACGAGATACAACGGGAACTGATTATACGTCCGGCTACGAATGCTCTCACGGGATCGGTTATCCCGGCTTTAGCTGGCGGTCTCGCTGGAATCTTTGGGTTCGGTGGTGGAGGGGGAGCCGTAACCCAATCGACGGGAGCAGTTGAGCAAGTTCTTGGGCAAGGTCCGGGATTGGTGGCGGCTCAGAGCGGTGCGTTTCTGCGTCCGGGTCAGCTTGCCTTGGTGGGTGAAAGCGGTCCGGAATTGTTTCGATCACCGCGAGGGGGTGAGGTCTTGCCTCCCGGGAAAGTGGGCGGGGGTGGAAACGTTGAGGTCAATGTCATTAATAAGTCGAATAATAATGTGAAACAAAATAAGCGGAAACAGGGAGGGCGGTCCATTATTGATGTTGTGATCGAAGAGGTCGCGGGAGATATTTCAAATTTCGGTCCGGTTGGACAGGCGATTGAGCAACGGTTTCCTGTTGGTGGACCGCAGACGAAGAAAATATAATGGCCGATCAGAGCTGGCCTTCGTCCCTCCCGCAAAAGCAGTTCACGAATATCGTTCACCAGCCGAGTGCCGATGTGCTGGAGACGG